CAACAGAATCAGCAACAACCGAGAAAGGAAGATGAGTGAGTAAAGACCTCCTGAATTATCTTACTACTAGGGTAGAAGGAGAATTAACAACTGTAGAGCAAGACTTAGCGGTAGGACAAGCTAAAGATTACGCTGAGTATAAACACTCATGTGGCATCTATAGAGGGTTACTACTAGCAAAAAATATACTAACTGAAACATCAGAAAGGATGGAACACGACGATGAGTGAACTTCTTATCGGCACGAACCCCGATAATCCAGAAGAAGCAACGGTATTACCTGATACTGCGGAGCGTAAAGCTAAGCAACTACCAGAACCCTCTGGTTATCGCATTTTGTGCGCAATTCCCGATATAGAAAACGCATACGAAAGTGGTATCGTTAAGGCAGATTTAACTGTTCATAACGAAGAACTACTAACAACCGTTTTATTTGTAGTGAAGATGGGGCCGGATTGTTATAAAGACAAAGACCGTTTCCCTAGTGGCCCTTGGTGCTCAGAAGGAGACTTTGTTCTCGTTCGACCGCATGCAGGAACACGAATCAAAATCCACAATAAAGAGTTTCGTATTATTAATGACGACAGTGTTGAGGGGATTGTAGAAGATCCTCGTGGCATTTCTCGTAGTTAGGAGAGGGTTATGGCAGAAGCTGAGAAAAAAGAAGTAGAACAGGAAGAACCAGATTTTGAAATTGAAGGTGAAGAGCCTGAAGTAGAACTCAAAGTTGAAGATGATACACCTGAAGAAGACCGTAATCGGTCTCCAATGCCTAAAGAAATAGTTGAAGACTTGGAGAAAGATGAACTTGAAAACTATTCAGATGGTGTAAAAGAGCGGTTAAAGCAGATGAAAAAAGTGTGGCATGACGAACGTCGCGCTAAAGAAGCTGCCCAACGAGAGCATCAACAAGCTATAGAAATGGCTAAAAAAGCTTTGGCAGAAAACAAAAAACTGCAAGAAGAAGCTAAAAAAGGCCGTGAAGCTTATTTAAATACAGCTAAAAAATCTGTTGAATACGAAACTGAAATGGCTAAACGAGCCTATAAAGATGCGTATGAATCAGGTGATACAGACTCTATTGTTGAAGCTCAAACTAAACTTTCTGAAGCAAATTACAGAAGACAACAAATTGAAAACTATGTACCTCCTAGACAAGAGGAAGAAAATAGTGTAAATAGTACATCAACTGAAGCTGTTAAGCCTCAACTAGATGCCAAAACTATGGCGTGGCAAGAGCGCAATACTTGGTATGGAACAGATGAAGAAATGACTTCGGCGGCCCTAGGGCTTCACCAAAAGTTAGTTCGGCACAAAGGCGATGCTTACGTAGGTTCAGATGATTATTGGTCGGACGTTGACAACACAATGCGCCGCAGATTCCCTGAGTATTTTGAGGGAGAAAATTCTACGGACGGGGGCGGCAAGCCTGTTCGTGCAGAAAACAAACCCGCCACAGTGGTTGCACCAGCATCCCGAAGTACATCTTCCAAACGGATCGTACTAAAGCAGTCGCAGGTAGCTCTAGCTAAAAAACTTGGCTTGACACCTGAACAATACGCTAAAGAACTTAGGAGATTGGAGAACCAAAATGGCTAATAATAGTAAAGATACTAGACTTGCACGCGAATTAGAATCACGCGAAACACAGGAAAGACCTAAACAATGGAAACGTCCTGAAGTACTTCCAGAACCAAACAAAGAATCTGGGTACGTGTATCGTTGGGTTAGGGTTGCAATGTTAGGACAACAAGACCCACGTAATGTCTCGTCCAAAATGCGAGAAGGTTGGGAACCTGTTTTGGCTAGCGAACAACCACATTTACAAATGCTTGTCGATCCCAATAGTCGTTTCAAAGACAATATTGAGGTCGCGGGTTTGTTGCTTTGCAAAATGCCTGAAGAGATGGTTGAACAACGTAGAGAATACTTTGCGGAACAAAACCAAGCTCAAATGGAATCTGTAGACAACAATTTTATGAGAGAGAATGATCAACGAATGCCTTTATTTAAAGAAAAGCGTTCTACTACGTCATTCGGTAAAGGTAAATAATTTTTTAGAGAGGTTATATAATGGCTACTACAGCTGCCCCTTACGGGCTTAAGCCCGTACGTCGTGCCGATGGCATGCCTTACGCTGGCGCTACTAGTTCATATCTAATCGACCCTGCTGGTGAGGCAACTAACCTATTTTATGGTCAGGCTGTCATTATCGGTGCGGATGGTTATATTGCACTAGCTACAGGCACTGGCGCTGATCTCACTACTAACAGTGTTAGTGGTACCACAGGTGTTGGTTCCATTGGTGTATTTGTTGGTTGTGAGTATGTTAATGCTCAAGGTCAGACGATCTTTGCTCAATATTATCCAACAGGTACTGCTAATGGTGGTGATATTAAAGCATATGTTGTTGACGATCCCGATGTGCTTTTCCAAGCACAATTAGACGGTGCTGGTGCTCAGACTGTTATCGGTGCTAATACGTTCTTTGCCGCTGCGCAAAGTACTAGTACTGGTAATACTGCTACTGGCAATTCAACTTCAGCACTGGATGCTACTGTTGTAACTACAGCAGCTGCGTTCCGTATCGTCGCTCATGTTTCGCCAGCTAGTGATGCTTTCCCGGATGTTCTTGTTAAGTTCAATCCAGGTGCTCACCAGATGACGAATAACGTTGGCCTATAAGGAGAAATGTAAATGGCTATTTCACGCGCCCAACTACTAAAGGAACTCCTTCCTGGTCTTAACGCCCTTTTCGGTATGGAATATGACCGTTATGGTGAAGAGCATAAGGAGATTTTTGAAACCGAGACTTCTGAGCGTTCGTTTGAGGAAGAGACAAAGCTATCAGGATTTGCTGCTGCGCCAGTGAAAAATGAAGGTACGTCTATTGCTTACGACAATGCGCAAGAGGCTTGGACTGCACGCTATAATCACGAAACCATTTCGCTTGGTTTTTCTCTTACTGAGGAAGCCATCGAGGATAACTTGTATGACTCATTGTCATCTCGTTACACCAAAGCGTTGGCTCGTGCTATGGCATTCACTAAGCAGACCAAAGCAGCAGGAGTTCTTAACAGCGGCTTTACTGCTGGCGTAAACGGTGGAGACGGAGTTCCTCTATTCTCTACTGCACACCCACTAGTAAGTGGCGGCACAAACAGTAACACTCCAGCTGTCCAAGCTGACCTTAATGAGACTTCTCTAGAGGCCGCAGTAATTCAAATTGCTGCATGGACAGACGAGCGTGGTTTACTGATCGCTGCTAAGCCCCGTAAACTCATTGTTCCACCAAACCTAATGTTCGTTGCTACCAGACTCCTAGAGACTGAGGGACGAGTTGGTACGGCAGACAATGATATCAATGCACTTGCAAACAACGGTTCTATTCCAGAGGGTTACACAGTTAACCACTTCTTGACAGATACCGATGCTTGGTTCCTTTCAACTGACGTACCTAATGGTATGAAGCACTTCGTTCGTTCGCCTATGGCTAACTCTATGGACGGGGACTTTGACACAGGTAATGTCCGTTATAAGGCTCGTGAACGTTATTCATTCGGGTGGTCTGATCCACTTGGTATGTTTGGCTCACAAGGCGCATAACAAAGCAACAAGGGAGGGGGGTTACAAGCCCCCCTTTTTTAATCTATACTGTACGTACTAGGATACATATAACTTATATCGACTGACCTAGCAGACTTAATAGAGACGATATAAGAAGTGCTATTACACGAAAGGATTTAGAATGGCTACTACTACTTTTTCCGGCCCATTAAGAGTCGGTGATGCCCAAAAATCAACAAACGCTCAAGTTGCTGGTGCAGTTTCTTTAGTCGCAACAGCGTATATGGATGATCCAACAGCAGCTACAACTACAGAACTTCGTAGAGGCTCAGCTGCAACAGGCAATTCTGCTCTTTCAGTTATTCTCCCTAAAAACGCTATTGTTACTAATATTGAAGTAGAAGCAGACGCTACAGGTGGTACAAATCCTACTTTTGATGTAGGTTGGATAGAAGTTAAAACCGACACACCTGCTTCAGACCCTGACGGACTAATTGATAACGGCGATGCTGATGCAGGTCATACAGTATTTAATTTTGCTACAGCAACTGTAGGTAATGACTTTGGCTTCGTTATGAGTTCTGACTACCCAGTAAAAATTACTGGTGGTGTAGGTGCTTCTGCTGCAACTGGCGGAAATATCACCATGCGTATTCATTACCATGTATACGATACTACTTTCGGAACAGACGGTAGCGGATCTTAATTAGGAGAAGCTCATGCAATATGATGTAAAAGCTGCTTATCGAGCAGGGAGTGATGGCGCTTTAGTTACCGCTAGAACACGGATTAAAGGGGTTTTTTATTCTGTATCTACGGTGGGTACAGCCCCTATTTTCTACGATAATGCTTCCGCCGCTTCTGGTACTGCAGTACTTACATTGCCAGCCGACGTTGTGGGGCAACATACTGTGGATATTCCTGGTGAAGGTATTTTATGTGACAACGGTGTTTTCGTAGATATTAACGGGGCCGCCGCTGTTACGTTGTTTCACGGATAAACTGTGGGAAATTTTGACCTACCAAAGGCGCTGGCTAGTTTAGTTCCAGTTTTGCTGGCGGCTATGTGGTGGGTCATTTCTTCTATTGGTGAAATCCAGTCTGATATTCAACTGATTCGTGCCAATCAAATGCAGTTAATTAGCCCCCAAGGGGTAATTGTTCCAAGTCCGGGAAATGCCTTTGCTAGACAAGAACTCAAAGAAGAAATTCTAGAGCATATTCATGATCTTCAAGTTCGTGTCCATTTACTAGAAAGAAGTGACTAATGCGTAGAAAACTTAATAAAAAATCTATGGCTTGTAACAAGCCTAGAAGCACTCCAGGACATCCAAAGAAATCACACGCGGTAAAGGCTTGTGAGGGTGGCAAGGAAAAAATTATTCGATTTGGTCAGAAAGGCGCTAGTACAGCGGGGAAACCTAAAGCTGGTGAATCTGCACGTATGAAGGCTAAACGCAAATCGTTTAAAGCAAGACACGGAAAGAACATAAAGAAGGGCAAGATGTCAGCCGCTTATTGGGCTGATAAAGTAAAATGGTAGTACAACCTAACGAGGATTGATATGTCTGCTGAAAGAACATACCGAAGAGATAACGAAACGCGAAAAACAAAAGCAAAAATTAGAGCCGAGTCAAAAGATGGGATGTATGACGGCCCTGGGCTAGGAAAAGCTAAAGGCCGAGAAATGGCTGAAAGGGTTAAGGCAGAAGATAAAAAAGATGCGCAAAAGTATGGTGGTATGGATATGCCTACTAAAGAGCAAGCTAAGAAGATGGCATACGGTGGTAAAGTTATGAAGATGGCTGATGGTGGCATGCCTATGGTTAAAAAAGGCGGGAAAATGGTTCCTACGTTTGCTGCTGACGGTGTAGGTAAAATGTCTTACGGCGGTAAAGTCAAGAAGATGTCTGATGGTAAGATGGTTACAAAGAAAAAGAAAACCACAAAAGTAGCAAGACGTCGAGGCGACGGTTGCGCAGTAAAAGGCAAAACTAAAGGAAGGATGGTT